CGCGTAGTTCTGCGCTCCTTGCTGGGCTCCCGTAGCCTGCATGCCGTACATGGGGAGACCGGCATAGAAACCACCGGCCTGCTGGATAGCGTTACCGGATTGTGTCAGGAAGGGGAGGTACGCACCAACCCCGAACTGCGCCATCTCAACGGCTTGTCGCTGCTCCGGCGAAAGACCCGCAATCTCCATTCCGGGGATGTTGACCGGGATCGATCCGCGCTCTTTGGCGAGCTGAAGCAGACCAAGCTTATAAGCTTCGATCTCTGGGGCTTCGCGAACGATTTGCGTTTGGGTTGTAGTATCCGCCACGATCAGGCCCTCTTTTCGAGATCATTCATGAGTTTGTAGAGCTTCTTGGCACCCTCGTGCCGGCTACCATTGCCTGCTCCACGAACGGCTTTGGCCGTCAAAACAAACTCACCGTCGCTCAGCATGGCCGGGACATCGTCGCTTGTTCCTGTGCCGGGACCAGAGATATGTCCGCCTGCCGCCGCATAACGATAGCCGGGATATGCCGGGGACAGCGTCGGAATCGTGCGAACCGGAGCGACAGGTTGCGCTTGGAAGTTCGAAACATTGAAGCCGTACTGGGCCGGGTTCTGCTGCAAGAGCTGCACGCCCGTTGGTCCTTGGACCAAGGACGGCTGATTCTGGTCCTGCTTTCCGGAACCGCCAAGAGCCAAGCCCGCAGCCCCTGCCAAACCTGCCGCAATCCACGGGTTCTTGAGGGCGCTGCCAACTCCACCGCCAAACAGATGGCCTAGTCCACCAGTGACACCCGCCGCGTCGGCATTAACAGCCGCTTGACTAACCGGGGCCGAAACCGCACCTGACATGACATCGGGACGAGACAGTGGGGTTGGGATATCGGGGCGAATAGATCCCGCTGGAGCAGCGGTTTGCGTTCCACGGACTATTTCACCCGCGCCTTCAAGCCCGGACCCCGCTCCAATGCCCGTGGCTTCAGCGGCCGCAGCCGCGCCTTCGGCTCCTGTCGCTCCGCCAGAGAACAAGCCGGACAGTCCACCCGGTGCAAACTGAGACGCGGCATACCCGCCGAGACCACCAAGGGCCGCGGACAAAAGAGCTTGCCCCGGCTTCTGACCAGCAATCAAGCCACCGACACCCGCGCCAACCGCACCAAGAATGGTGCTGCCGGCCGTCGCAGCAGCAGCTCCGGAGAAGCCGACAGCGGCACCGAGTGCAGGGCCAATGCCGGGGATAAAGCTCAAGGCCACCGGAAGGATAACCGGCGCAGCCTTCTTCAAGAAGTTGCCGACCTTGGACCAGAAGCTTTTGTATTCAACAAGACCCGTTGCCGGGTTGATCGTACCTGCGCCACCGGACGCTTTCAGCATGGCAGCTTCACGCGGCGTGATGTGCGCCAGCATCGTGTCACCGTGCCGACCAGCTTTCGCCACCTTCTTGGCCATATTGACCAAGCCGCCCTTGGCAAATTGCTGCGGGGCTTCTTCGCCCTGCATGGCGGTGACGATCATCTGACGGAGGATGCTGTAGAAAGTCGGGATGTAATCAGCAGGAAGATCGCCGGGTTCAACAATGCCGCGCGAAATCAGATTGCGCACAGACTGCTTATAGTTCCCAGCGTTCTGCATGATGTAGTCAACGCCGCCGAGGAAGTCCTTCAACTCAGGCAGCGAAAACTCTTTAAGATCGTCGGACAGCTCGCGGAGCTGGGTTATCTCATCCTGAGATACTTTGGTCAGCAGACGGCCAAGCGTTGCCGCTTCTTGGGCGGACAAGGCTCCGATGGCTGGTTCTTCTGCCCCGCCGGGGGCCATGCCGCTAGGAAGTGCTGCGATACCCTGCATACCTAATGTCCTCAATTGGGTAAAAGCAGGGGCCGTACTCCTGAAATCGGCCCCTCAACCTACCCTTTTTACACCGTCACAGCAACCGTTCCGACCGCACCTGTAGCAGAAGTGCCGGCCAGAAAAGCCTTGTATAACACGCTTACATAAAGGACCCCGTCCACTTGGAACGTGGTCCCCGGCTCAAGGCCCTGATCGTTCGTGGGCAAGTCCGTCAAGACGATAATGGTCTGTCGTCCTTCGCCCGGTGTAACCAAGATCCTGGTCAGACGATTGAGCGCACCCACCAGATCGTTGAAGTAGATCTGCGAGTAGTCGCTCGGAGCCGCCGGAAAGAGCGGTAGCTGGACTTTACGGTCCATCAGCGCCGCCCATCCGGAACAAGATCAAGCCGCGGACTGCCCAAGCGCCAACCCATGTCGGCCTCATTGCTTTCGACACGCATCACAACGGAGCGCCCGCGCAATCGAACGAAGCACTGATTGGTGTACTGTTCAATCGGAACACGAGCGGTACGAGTCACAGGAGACGAATCGGTCTGGCTGTAATTCTGGCCGGGGTAGTCCTGCATCTTCAGGCTCATCGTCACTGTCGGACTGACAGCATCGACACCTTGGATAGCCAGATCCGGGATGATGCGGCGGAGCAGCATAAACTGATCGCCATCACCGATATCGATGGGAGAGCTTTCGATGTAAGCCGGGAGCGGGCTGGCCGGCGTCGTGCTGCCGTCGCTGCGACCAAGCTCGTGATAGTAGAGGAAGTTCTGCGGCAGACCGGTGGCCGCAGCAACCGGATACTTGCGCAGGCTACGATCAAGCCAAGCCGTGCGAGACAGAGTGCCGTATGTCCACACCTTCTCGGCGTAGTTGAACGTGACATAGCTATCGTTCTCAGACGAGTCGAGCGACGGGTAGAACCACGTCACCTCGTTGAAAGCGGAGTTCACGCCCGCGAAAACCTTGTCGCTTTGAGCAAGGTTCAGATCGTGGAAAATAAACTCTTTAAGAGGACATTCGATCTGGAGCGTCTGGCCATTGTAGACATAGAAGTTGTCGATGCCCATCCAGAAGACATTGTCGTCAATCGCTGTCGCGGCGTTGTAGCCCATCAGCGTGACGTTGGACGAAATCTGTTCTACGCCGAACGTGTAGGGCGCACCGATGAATTGCAGCGAGTAAAGGGCTGCATCGGTAAACACAAGGATGGCACGTTTGGTTTCGACAGCACGCAAGATCTCACTGCCGTTACCAAGACGGATGTCGCCGGCCGTGTTTGTGGGCGCCGGGGTCCAAGTAAAGGGATCTTCTTGGCTGCTGAATCGAATCGCCATCGGATCCTGCACGCCGTCGCCATAGTCAGCGCCGAAGACCACGACGTGGCGATCACGGTCCGACACCAGCACCTGACGCACAACCGTCGGGCACATCGGATCCGAGGACAGACTGTCGAGCGTGACGCCGCGTGTATTGATGGTCGAGCTGGTTACGGCCGAAGCATCCCAGTAATAGATGCCGCCATTGCGGATGCAGAAGACAAGATCTTCGCCGTAGTTGTCCTGTGACCAGATGCGCAGCGTGTTTGTAGCGGAGACAGTTGCGGCGCTGCCCCACGTACCACGGCCCCATGTGCCGGCGCCCCAGCCGGTGCCGCCGACCTGCGTGTCAAGGCCCGTGTTGATTTCATAGGTAGCTGTGACGGGGTTGCCGCCGTTGCCGGTGTCGGAAGCGTTGGCCGTGACAGGAAGTGTTACTTCGTATTGGTTGGTCGTATTGACCTTCGTGACCTGAAACGTCTGATTCAGGACGGATGCCGTCACATTGCCGCCAAGGGACACAGCACCGGAGAACGCAACGAAATCGTTCTCAACGGCGCCATGAGCCACGTCATTTACGACGAGCGTGCTTGAACCGTTCGTGGCGACGAAGGGATTGTTAAGAGTGGCGACGGCCCGAATCGGGGTGATGTTGTAGTAGTATCCGCCCCATTCGATGTAGTATCGCAGGTTCGTTCCTGTGGCCATGTAGTCGTTGCCGCTAAGGCTCATCCAGTTATGGAGAGCACGGCAAGACCCTTGGAAGGTGTAGGTGGATGCTTTCTGCCAACCACCAATGGTTTCCGGGAAACCAAGGCGGAAGCGAACGAGGTTGCTGGACCTCCAACCACCTTCATTGGTGTAGGCCGTCTGATCCCTAACAACCCCTGGGCGTAGCTGGATTTTCTGTAGGGCCATCTTTGCTCACGCCTATGGAGGATTACGGGGTCACCGTAGCCCATATCTCATCAGGTTCAACCGGCCAAGATTGTACCACAACCGGAGGGTTGATGGCGATGGCGCGGAGCTGATTCCGGTATTCAAGAAAGGCCGCTTGGTTGGCCAAATACGGGTTGGACTGAGCCGGGTCCGCAACCGTCGGAATGGCTGTCCAGTCAGAGGCGGACAGGAGGCTGCTGGCCTGCTGCTTATTGGCCTGCTTACGCTGATTGTCGTAGTAAGCCTGCTGTTCAGGATCGTATGTACGCACATCCCATGTCTGATACCACTTGCCACTGATTGGGGCGGGCGTTGTCTCAACCACATACTGAGTAAGCTGATCGTAGGTAGGCTGCGGTGTGGGGAACACCGGCAGAAGCTGATACCCTTGTTCCGTGGCAAGTTGCGTCAGAGGAAACCAATACGCCACATCGGAGTTATCCCCGAAGTTGGTGTACGGATTTTCCGCCTGCAAGTTTGAGAACGTGTAAGGGTATGTGACGATTTCGTTTTGTGCGTTCAGCTCGACGTAGAGTGCCATTGTTCCGTTTCCCTTACGCGATGGCTAGAAAGATGTATGTGCCGCCGTTAGCGTTGAGTGCTGCGGGGGCCGTGCTGCTAAGTTCAAATCCAGCCGAATACGCGTCGACGTAGTCGGTGTTTGTTACTTCAGCGTTTGCGTTGTTCAAAAGCAGGTATGGATCGTTGCCTGCGATGATGCCGCGGGCGC